ATCACGATCGAAAATGACGAAATGTCCTGGGGCATCGACGCAAGCCTCGAACTTGCCGACCACGTTGCACTCGTTCTTGACATACACCATCACTGGGTCAATAGTGGAGAATACATTCAACCCACCGACGATAGATTTAGTCGCATAGTAGATAGTTGGCGTGGTGTGCGTCCTGTCATACACTATTCAGTATCACGTGAGGACGTTCTTGTAGACTTTGATCCTAATAAAAAGCCTACAATGGATATGTTGCTGTTAGAGGGTTACAAAAAGCAAAAACTTAGAGCACATTCAGACTTTATGTGGAATAATGCTGTGAATGACTGGGCACTTACATTCCGAGATTACGCCGATATTATGGTGGAGAGCAAGGCAAAAAATCTTGCGTCAATTGCACTTTGGGAATATGAAAAGGAAATAAAGAAAGTTGCCTAATAGATTTTATAAATCACCCAGGCTTTCAAAGAAGTATAGCAAAGAAAGATCAAACTGGGATGAGTTTTACCCTTCAGAAAGAAGTGTTTTCGATAGAGTAGGTTTCACCTTAAATGATAGCGTGTTGGATTTAGGTTGTGGGTGCGGAGGTCTTAGTCTGGCATTAAACAAGAGATACGGTGTTAAAAAATACAACGGTATTGATATAAACAAAGATAATGTTGAAAGTGCAAAAACTGTCAATAATAATGCAATTATAAGACACGGAGATATTTTAGAAGAAAAATTTGATTCCTACATTGGAAATTTTGATAGAGTAATAAGCCTTAGTTGTATAGACTGGAATGACGAAACAGATCTAATGATAGAAAGAGCATGGTCATTTGTTAAACCTGGCGGTGTATTAATTACAAGTATAAGATTAACAAATGAAAAAACAATAAAGGATATTAAAAAAGCCTATCAATATATCGATGAAACTGAAGTAGCACAATACACAATTTTTAACACCACAGACATTCTAAAAACATTTACCAAATTTAATCCTAGATCTATCTATTCTTATGGATACTGGGGTAATATAAAAGAAAACACTGTGGCACCATATGATAAGGTAGTGTTTAGCGTATTCGCTGTTTCGAAAAAATATGACGAAACTACATCTGGGACTAGTATTTCTCTTAATATTCCCAGTGATGTTATTTGATGTAGTATGGAATAAGGTTTAGCGTCAGCGTTTAATACCAGCGTATCCACTTGTTTTTTCCTTTTCTCCGTAGGACAATAATATTTATAATAAATACTCGTGATGCTAAAACAACACAGAGATATAGTTCTAGAAGCAGAAAGAACGAGAGCAACGCTTGTTTTGAATCCGTTACCATATGCACGTGATGCATTGGAACCGGTGATGAGCAAGGAAAGTGTTGATCTACACTACGGTGTTCTTTCAAAAGGATATGTTGATCGCTACAATAACAAAGAAGGCGATGACACATTTAATTATGGTGGTGCTCATTTGCACAACCTATTCTGGGCTCACTTACAGCCTGCTGCTTCTGGTAACAAACCATCTGGAGCATCCGAAGAACTGATCAATAAAAAATATGAGTCCTTCGAAAACTTCAAAGAAAAATTCATTGAAACAGCCAAAAAGTTACAAGGAAGTGGTTGGGTTTATATGGACGTCAGTGGTAAGATTGACACAATAGCCAACCAGGATTTCAAACGTGGAACCGAAATTGCTATGCTTGTGGATATGTGGGAACACAGTTATCTACTAGACAGCGACAAAAACAAATACCTTGATAACATATGGCGAATTATCAATTGGTCAATAGTCAACGACAGATTAACAGGAGAATAAAATGTTTACTTGGTTAAAAAACCTATTCGCGCCAGCGAAAAAGGATACACTAGTTTTAACAAAGGAAGTCAAACCAAAAAAGGCTGCCTCTGCTAAAAAGAAGGCTGCGCCTAAGAAAAAGGCAGCACCTAAAAAGGCACCTGCCAAAAAAGGCAGACCTAAAAAATCATAAGGAGATTTAATATGTTAGATAAGTTTAAAACTTGGGTAGCAAATCGTTTCACGGAAAGAACTTCTTGGGACGGTGCAATGCTAATACTTTTAGGAGTAGTAGTATTAATTGCAAAACCAATTGCAGGCTTACTTGCATATGCGGCAATCGCATATGGTGCTTGGACTATTTACAAGAGTGAATAATGCCACAAGCAGTAGATCTAACAGATTCTGCAAGGAAGCACCTGGAACGCCTTATAGATAAGGAAGGCAAACCCATCGTCCGTCTATCAATGAAAGGCGGTGGGTGTGCCGGGTTTCAGTATCACTGGGAAATGACAGATTCGAAAGAACTGGATGATGAAGTGATAGAACTATCAAATGGCGAGTTTGTTATAGATTCGCAAAGTCTTTTATATCTTATCGGAACTAAAGTGGACTATGTTGAAGAAGTCTTTGGTTCCTATCTACAGATAACAAATCCTAATTCTTCATCGAGTTGTGGTTGCGGAGAAAGCGTAGGCTTTTAACTAGAACTTAGAAATTTCAATGTCAGCGTTTGCAGGCATATCCCATATTTGTTTGTTTTCAACTCCCTTGCGTTGTGCAAAACGCTTGGCATCACATTCGCCACAAACATGGAAATAATTGTTGTTCAGCCGGGCTCTACTGATCTTTTTTAGATCCCTGGTAAATACACTGTCACAGTTATCACAACGGAGTTCGACTATGGTTTTTACACGTTTATATTTGTGTTCCTTGCCCAACTTACTCCTGCGTGTGTGTTCAGTTTCAATTTGTTTAGTGCCTAAAAACATAGTTTTATTTACTAATTTACATTAGGCTTATAGAATAAATTGATAAATATTAGAGCAAAGAGGACCTTTTAGGGGAAAAAATGGCAAGAAAAGTAATTGATGTTGGTGCGATTGGTAATGACGGAACTGGCGATAGTATCCGCGAATCGTTTAACAAAGTAAACGACAATTTTAGAGAATTATATAGTTCGCTTGGACTTGGTGAAAGATTAACTTTCATTGGACTTGACGACACACCATCAACATTCTTAGGACAGGAAGGTGCGGTTCTTGCTGTTAATCCAACAACCGATGCTCTACAGTTTAAACAAATTACGGGCGGTATTGGTGTAAGCATTGATACTACCAGCAACTCCAACCAAATAATTGTAAACACAGAATTTTCTGAAATTTCAGGTGACCCTTCACCGCAATTAGGTGGTGACCTTTCTGTAAGATCAGGAGGAAACACATACAAGATTGTTGACCTTGATACTCCTACTGAAGATTCTGAAGCAGCAAATAAAGCCTATGTGGATACCAAACTTGCTCGTGCAGGTGTGAATGCAATAGATCCTGAAACTGGAACTACCAATTCAGCACTTGGTAGAATGAGTGGGCCACTAGTCTTATCAAGAGATCCTGAACCAGAAGATGACGAATTATATGGTGGACTGGTTGCAGCAACAAAAAGATATGTTGATAGTAGTGCATTTGGAAGTAGCGTAAACTTATACGTGGCAACTTCAGGCTCGGATGAAAGACCAGGTGTTTCAAGATCAATACAGGGTAGGGCACTTGCATATGCATACAAAACAATTGAAGCGGCGTGTAAGAGAGCAGAAGAGATTATTAGAGAATCTCAAGATGATATAGGTCCTTACAAAAAAGTTTTAACATACTCGAATGGAACAAAGACAGTTACACTAAACGCTGTTGAAACATCTCCTTCTAGTGGAGCAGGTTTTTCTGCTACACCTAAGATGAGTGTTGACACGATATCTATTAACAGCGTTGGAACAAACTATAAGGCAGGTGACATTTTAACTATTTCAGGTGGAACAGGAACTCCTGCTAGATATGAAGTTTTATCAACGGCAACTGATCCTGGTGCTGTTGTAACATTTAGACAAATTAGTTCAGGTAGTTATACAGTATTACCTGGATCATCAAATGTTGTAACAACGACAGACAGTGCTTTTGGTAGTGGAGCAACATTTGATATCACATATAAAGTAAGTGACATAGATATTGTCAGTGGCGGAACAGGATACAGTTTAGTATCTGTTAGAATTACCGGTGGCGGCGGTTCCGGAGCATTTGGTGTTGCTACGGTCACAGGCGGAGTAATCACTGCAATTGAACTTACTGATAGCGGAAGCGGATTTACTAGTCTTCCTACAGTGGTTGCTGATCTTCCGAGATTCCTTTTAAAAACGGAAGGACAGAGAACAGACTATACGGGTGATGTAGTTACAGATACCGAAGTTGCATACAGAACCAGAGATATTAGAGAAGGTTTATATTTAAGAGGTGAAACTTCAGGCGCACTTGCACAGATTCTAGCACACGAAGGTGCATTGGATTCATTCGGTAATGAGATATTCGATGTTGACATTAAGTATGGAACATTTGAAATAGACGAGCCAATTTCATACGGTGACATCACTAACCAAACACAGATTACAATATTAATTGAAAGTGGAATATACGAGGAAAACTATCCTATCAAGGTTCCACAAAACGTTGCACTAGTTGGTGACGAGTTTAGACGTTGTATAGTTAAACCAAGACCAGGAACTTCTAGTTCGCCTTGGGCGTTCCAAAAGTTTAGACGTGATACAGAAATCGATGGGTTGGAAACAGCAACACAATTGTATGGTTATCACTATCTAGAAGATACAACACAACCTGTTTATCCTAAGATTAATAATCCAGGTAATATTAAACAGGCAGCAACCCTAATTGAATTGAACAGATCATTCCTACAGAATGAAGTTGTTGCGTGGATTAATCAACAGATAGCCACTAACACTGCACCATTTACATCAGCGTTTGATTATAACGAAGAATTATGTAAGAGAGACGCTGGACTAATACTTGATGCAATGGTGTTTGACATTAAGTATGGCGGCTATGACAGAACTATTTCCGCTGGTTTAAAATACTATCAGAATGCAAGCGGAAGAATTGCTATAACAACTCAGTTGTCTGAAACCATTGCATCTCTAAATCATCTTGAAGATTTAATCAATGATGTAATATCAAACAATGAAATTGTAACGGTATACAATCAGGTATTTCCACAAATTATAGACAATGCTTATACAGCAGAAGCAGGTGCTTCAACTGTATTAGGATTACTATTTGATGCATTGGAAGATGTCATTGACGGTTCTGGATCAGTAAACTATCCTAAGGACAACGAAAAACTTGATGTGTTCCTATGTAACGATGCTGTAATTATTAGAGCACTTACAATGCAAGGACATGGTGGATTTTCCATGGTGCTTGATCCGCAAGGACAAATACTTGCCAAGTCACCGTATGCACAGGAGTGTGCTTCATTCTCTAAATCCATTAATGCACAAACATTTGCAGGTGGTATGTTTGTTGATGGATTCGCAGGTAACTTACAGTTTAGACACACGGGGACTGTTGCAGGAACAGGCAATACAAGAATTACAGTTTCCGGTCTTGAGAGAGTTCCACAACTTCCTGCTTCGTTTATTGTAAGTGATGAAGTATTTAGAATTAACTACGTAAGAGATTTTGTTTATAGTCCTTCAGGATCAACTGCAACTTTCTCGCTAGATGAAACAACACCATTTGATCTAACACCAGGACAACAAACAGTAACTTCGATCAGTGTTGGAAGTCCTGCAGTGATTACGCTAAACGATCACGGGCTACAGGCTAATTCTTCAGTGGTGTTTTCAACAACAGGAAGCCTACCAACAGGAATAACTGCTGGCAAGGAATACTATGTTGCAGAAAACGGTTTAACAAATAATACATTTAGAATTACAGAAACATTCGGAGGAACCGTATTAGTTGACACAACCGGCGCAGGTTCAGGAACGCATAGGTATCAAAGACTGTATGAAGTCCTTATGCCTGGTAACAGATCAATGTTATCAAACGACTTTACACAGGTCGCTGACATGGGTTATGGATTATTGGCTACCAATGGTGGTTTGACTGAAGCAGTTTCGATGTTTACATATTACTGTTATACATCATACTTTGCACTCAATGGTGCGCAGATTAGATCAATAGCAGGTTCGTCAGCACACGGTGTTTATGCCCTTGTAGCAGATGGTTCGGATCCATTGGAAGTTCCAACACCCACAACGGTATACTATGATCTTTCACAGCGTTGTGATTGTTATTTTCCATCAGCAACCTATGCCAACACAGCAAACGGATTATACATTTACGTAACCAATTATGATTACACTCCACTTAATAATTCAGAACTTGAAGTTGATCATGGAAATCTAGTTTATAGATATCCTGTTACTTCAGTCGCAACAGAAGATTTACCGGATGGTGTTGCAAGATTAAATCTAACATCGGACGAAACTGGAAACTTCGAAGGACTGTTCGACGTTGTTCCGGATGGAACCAAGATGGTCATCAGATCCAACTCGCAGGTTTTACTAACAGGTGAACTTGCAGACGTTGCAACTAGACCATCAACTGGTTTAAGATTACAGGAAGGCGATGATGTATATCGTGTTTTACAATTTGAAGATTATGATGATACAGTAAATGGTAGAGGAAGACAGAAGTGTCAATTTACCGTTGCTGATCCGACTCTAGTTTCTTTTGTTATAGAAGTCGATTCCATTGCTGGAACCGATACACTAACAACTGCTAGAAATCATGGATTAAAAACTGGCGATGTGTTTATTCCAACAGTAACGGCAAATGGTCTGACTGCATCAACTACCTACTATGTGTATGATGTTCCTAATTATAATGAATTGCAACTTAGCACATCATTGGGCGGGTCTCTACTAAGTGGTTTAACAAACGGTAGTGGACTGGGATTAATTGCAACCATACCACATAAACAACTTGCAGATTATAGATTGTCATTTGGAACTACAGGAACATTACCAACTGGAATAAATGATGCAGTTGAATACTTTGTTCTTGAGGACGGATTAACAACTACCACGTTCCAAATTTCCACGGTGCCCAATGGTGGCGCTATTGAGGTTACTGGTGCGGGGTCTGGTGTTCACAGTGCAGCAGCAGAAGGTATTACAAAGACAACACTTAGAGAAAACTACAACTATGTTGATTTAACAATATTCAAACCTGGTGAATCAGTAGGAACTTCAGGTGCCAATCCTGTTACTCCAGGATCATTTACTACTCTTTCATCGATAAGCATTGCAGCGCCTGCGGTATTTACAACTGCTTCACCACACGGATTAAGTGTTGGTGATGCAATTAGAATTGAAACCACTGGCGATTTGCCAACCGGCCTAAGCGATACACAACACTATTTTGTTTACGACAATGATGTTGATGGGTTAGGCGGAAGTTCAGTTCAGTTCTCAGTTAGTGTTGAGCATCCAAATCTTGCAGCAGCACTTGAAGTGGAAACTACAGGAACGCAAACAGGAACACACTCGTTTGCATTAATAACTGGTAGAGTTGGAGATGATAATTTTGCCGTTGTTCCAGTTGCACCTCAGGAAAGATCAAGAGTTCCTGGGTCAAGATTTGTATTCAAGGGAGAAGAGTATGTTATTGACACGTATGAATCTGAAGAGGATCTAAACGAACCATATGCAAGAATTACGCTGGATAGACCTTTGGTTGATTCAGTAATAGCATACGGTGCTACCTACACAATTAAATCTGCAGTTCCAATTAGAACTGTTGGTGCAAATGGTAATTTAACAATTAGAATTTCATTAACTCGTGTTACAGGACATGACTTACTTGACATAGGAACAGGATCCTATGCTGATACAAACTATCCAAATGAAATATTTGGTCCTCCAGTTAATGCAATCAACGATTCAAATGAAACGGAAGAACGAGGTGTGGGACGTGTGTTCTATGTTACCACTGACCAATTTGGTAACTTTAACGTAGGACCTTACTTCCGAGTTGACCAAGGAACGGGACGAGTTACATTCTCCGCAGCAATTGCGTTGAGTAACCTGGACGGTATTGGATTCAAGCGTGGTGTTCCTATTTCGGAATTCTCAACAGATAGTGGATTTAGCGATAACGCTGTTGACACGGTTCCAACAGAAAACGCAACTAGAGTTTACATTGAAAGAAGATTGGGTATCACGCATGGTGGTGCTCCGGTCATCCAAGCAAGTTTAATTCCACCATTGAGTGGCGGATTCATGTCCTTGGATGGACAGTTAGAAATGAAAGGAAATATGGATCTTGGTGGCAATAGAATTATTGACCTTGCGGATCCTGTTAATCCTACCGATGCAGTTAACCTACAGAGTTTAACATACGCCAACCTACAAGAATTTTCATTTACTGATCTAAAAGCAAATGATATCATGGTGTTCACTGGTGTGGGCAACGATGCCATAAATGCTACGGTCGTTGGCGATATTACACTTAACATAGATTCGACTGCGAACACAATTGATGCACAGATTGAACCAGACGTAATTTTAAATGCTGATATTAATTCAGCAGCAGGAATTGTTCAGAGCAAACTTGACATGGACTTTGCTTCAACTGCGGCTGCGGCTCCAACAGGAACTGATGCTGCTAAACAGGCAACATTGGGTCTTGCAAGTTTTGACAGTGCTCAATTTACAGTGGTAGATGGTTGGGTTCAACTAAAAACTAATGGTGTTCCTAAGACTGCATTGGCACAAGTTACTGCCAAGAGTGTATTAGGTAACAGCGGGTTATCAAGTGCAAATGCTTCAGATGTGTTATTTACAACCGTTGTTGATGACGGTGGAGCAGCAAAGAAATCACAATTTAGTTCAACAGGTTTCCTAAGAAGACAGAATTCAGGATCATTTACATCAGACGCTGACTACGGTGTCGTTGATATGGCTTCTGGTTCAAGTTCAACAGTTGAAGCAAGTAAACTTGTTGTAAGAGATGTCAATGGTGACTTTGGTGGTAGAGTAATTGATGTTCAACAGGTTAACGTTGATGGCTTCGAAGCAGTTGACACAGGAACTGTAAGTGGTTCGTCAGGATACTTACAAATTCACACATACGGTGGTGCAGGTGCCAGCGGTAGTGGTGGTATTTTCCTAAATGACGGTTCATTGGCTGCTGACAGAAGAACTGAATACTGGAACGATAGCCACGTGTTCAAAACTAAAAACGGTTTGGCTAATGCTGGAATTACCGCTGATAGCATTACTGTAACATCATTAACTACGGGCGGTAATACTACTGCTGGAACAGTAACTGGTAGATGGACACTAACGGGTAGCACACCTAACGAATCGAGATTTGAAGCAACATACTCAGCGGACGTTGCGGAATACTACGAAGGTGATAAGGAATACGAAGTAGGAACGGTATTGGTCTTCGGAGGCGATAAAGAAGTTACAACTACTAACAAACAAGGCGACACAAGAGTTGCAGGTGTTGTATCCAATACGGCAGCATACGTAATGTATAGTGCATGTCCTGGGTTGAAAAACCTAGTAGCACTAACAGGTAGGGTTCCTTGTAAGGTAGTAGGAAAGATTAAGAAGGGTGATATTCTTGTTACAGCAGGAATACACGGTGTAGCAACAGTTTCAACGGATCCTAAGGTAGGAACAATTGTTGGTAAAGCAATTGAGGATTACGATAGCGATCACATAGGAACAATTGAAGTAGCGGTGGGTAGAACATAATGGCATACGATAATAATATTAATCCAGGCAATCCACCACTAGTGTGGAGCAGAGTCAGAGACGCCTTTGACAAGATTAATGAGAACTTTACAATTCTTGGAACTTCACTTGCGAGACAATTACAAAAAGATGTTGCACACATTGAATCCGGAACTTCAGAAAGTAACCCTGTAAGAATTGTAACGACCGAAGCACACGACATAGCATCCGGAGATAGAGTATTTGTATTCAATACGGGTGTAAGCCAATTAGACAACAACTATTACTATGCTAGTGTCATTAGCACTACTGAATTTGAACTATATTCAGATACAGGATTAATGGCAGCAGTTGATGGAACGGCATACGATTCTTATTCTTCGGGCGGTGGTGAAATACAGGCACTAACAAGTTATTCTAGTTTAGATTTTGAAAACATGACAACTAGCATTTCACCTAACGTTGCTTCAGAATATGACCTAGGAACAATTTCAAAACCATGGCAGTCATTATACACTGCGGAACATGCAGACACAGATGCAGATGCGTTTAATGGTGTTTGGTTAGGCTCGGCACAAATTAAGGGCAAGCCAGGCGGAATAGTTGATCTACCAGCAGGTTCAACAGTTGACGGTAGTTTAATTATAAATCCAGATCAAACATTCTTCAAGAGCGTTCAAATAGATAGTGGTGATAGAGTTGTTGCAGACGACTTTGTTGATACACTTAATCTAATTAGTGGTAGTGCTATTTCAATGGTTGTTGATAGTGCCGCTGAATCAATCACAATCACCAATACTGGTGTTACACAATTAGCAGCAGGATCGGGTGTAAGCGTTAGTTCAGCAACTGGAAACATAACAGTTGCTAATACGGGCGTTCTAAGTGTTGCTAATTCTACAACACTGCCTGCAATAGCCACAGGAAGAACAGCAGGCGTTGGTATTATAACAAGCACTTCGACAGGAGCCCTAACACTAACAAACACAGGTGTTATTGAAGTCCAGGCTGGAACTGGTATAACAACATTTACTGATACTGCAACAGGTATTGTTACGGTAACAAACGGTGCACCGGCAGGTAACGCATTTAGATTTATAGATGTATTTGGTCAAACGTCACTGGAAGCAAACTCAGTTGCGGGTAGATTAGAATTTGTTGAAAGTGATAACATCATCATTACGACTGATGGTGCAACTGACAAGGTAACATTTACTTTCAATAATACTACAGACATCATTGGTAGTGTGTTTGCAGATGACTCCACAAAACTAGTAGATGCAGTGGAAGGATTAGTTGTTGGTAATGTTGAAAATACATCAGTCATAACAACAGCAGTTACGACTAATAACCTAACAGCAGACGGTGTAATAGATTTTACCAATGCAACAATTAATTTCGAAGGCACGCAATGGCAAAACATACCAGATCCGATATACATGGACATTGTTGGTAGTGTATTTGCAGATGACTCTACTAAACTTGTTGATGCCGTAGAAGGTGAAATATACGGAACTATCAAGAGTGATAGTTGGATGTTGGCGAGTGATAGTTATCTAACTATTTCAAATGGTGGTGCTACTGGTCCAGGACCTATTCAAATTGTTGCTTCCGGAGATTTAGATTTAAGTGCAGGCTCAGGTCAAACCATTAATGCAAACAGAAATATTGTAGCATCAGGTGGTATTACTGGAGATATAACAGGTTATCAAACTGGTGACATGACAGGATCTGTTTTTGCAGATGATTCAACAAAATTAGTTGATGCTGTTGAAGGAAAGATTGTAGGACCAATTGAATCGGATAATATAAGAGGAACGCTCATAGGAACAGTTTATGCAGATGATTCCACAAAAATTATAGATCATGAAGGTAATGTTTTATACACACCTTCTACTCCAAGCGATTGGAATGGAACTGCACCAACTACTGTAGGTGAGGCGCTGGATAGAATAGCGGCTTGGATAAAGGCAAGTGATGGAACGGGAGCGTAATTAGATGGCTAAACTAACAGTAAACATCGGACAGAGCGCAAACGACAGACAGGGTGATAATCTACGCACAGCCTTTGATAAGATTAATAAAAATTTCGACGAACTATATGTAGGTCCTCCACAACTTACACAAGCAGAAATTGATGCATTAACACCTGTGTTTGGTATGATGGTATACAATACTACCACTGGTAAGTTTCAAGGTTATGCTGCTGATGCCAATAATGACAGCACAGCAGGGTGGGCTGATCTACACTAAATATTGATATAGGAAAACACAATGGCAGATTTACAAACAATTAATATAGGTAACGTTGTAAACGACGGTCTAGGCGATGACCTAAGAACAGCGTTTCAAAAAGTAAACTCCAATTTTTCTGATCTAAATGACGAATTGACTGTTACTGTGGTCAACCTAGGAACAACGGGTGTTGGTCTATTTAAGGAAAAGTCAGGAAGCGAATTAAGATTTAAAAAACTAGTTTCAGGAACAAAAATGTTATTAGACGAACAGGATAATAACATAATTGTAAACAGCACTGCACCGGATGCATTCATTAGAATCGATACGGATAGCGGAAGCGTTTTAGCAAGTTCCTATGAACAAATTACCATGCAGGGAGATTCTGCTCCTGCATCACAGACCGGCGTTAAGGACATTGAAGTAACAACATCTGGAAGTTCTGTTAACTTTAAAACAATTATACCAGTTACGGAATACTTAACAACATATGATTTTGGAACAATCAATGGAACATACGCCAATGCAATACAGTTAGCAATGCAGGCTGCTAACATAGATTTCGGAACACTAACATTCACATCAGATATTGATTTAGACTGCGGCGGTCTAACCTAGGAGGTAACCAATGGCAATAACGTGGACTACGCCAGCAGGAGACCTTGGAACACTAGAGGAAAGAATTACTATTGAAATACCTCTTGTGGCAACAACTGACACTTCAAACAACATAGTCTATTCAATCATTGCAGGAAAATTACCGCAGGGATTATTACTAACCAATGGTGTAATCAAAGGAACACCATCCGAAGTAACAAAATTTACAACATCAAAATTTGTTGTTAGAGCAGACGATGGAACAAGTGGTTGCATGGATAGAACATTTAGTTTATCCGTTGACGGTGCAGACTTTCCTGAATGGATTACGGAACAGGGATTTTTAAATGTTGGTCAAGGAGAAGCATACTTTGTCCTTGATGATGCGAAGGTGGATTTTCAACTAGAAGCAACTGACACGGATTTAGTTGCAGGCGGAACTCTCGAATATTATCTCGTTCCTAATAGTGGTATACTACCGTATGGACTAGCACTATCCAAGACAGGAAAAATATCTGGTTTTACAAAACCCATTCCTGCACTAGAATATAACACAAACGTAAGTGGAGCCTATGATAGTGGATCATTTGATACCACTCCGTTGGATATAGCAAAGAATAATTCAACTGGTTTTGACAGTTACTTTTACGATAATCAAACATTTGACTTTGGAACCACAGGAAGAGTTCCACAAAAATTAAGCAGGATATACACATTTAGCATTGCCGTAACTGATGGAGTGAATGCTGTAAGCAGAACATTTAAAATATATGTTGTTACAGAAGAATTTTTAAAAGCAGACAACACACTAATACAGGTAAGCACCAATCTATTCCAAGCAGACTCAACAAGTGATAGGGTTCCTCTTTGGATAACTGATTCTTATCTAGGAAGATGGCGTGCAAACAACTACATCACTCTCAATGTTGACGTTTACGATCCGCCAACACTTTCGGGTGTCATAAGTTATTTTTACGTTGATACAAACCCCGACGGATCAGCAAGTGAATTTCCTCCAGGAATGACCTTGGATCAGACAACAGGAGAAATTGCTGGTAAGGTTCCTTATCAAGCAGCAGTTACGAAAACATATAAATTTACACTCAAGGCTGTAAACTTTCCAGCATCATTAGCAACTGCTGATTATACACTAGTCGGCGATTGGAATTCTACAAGAGTTTATGTAGCAAATGAAGCAGTTAGATACGATGGTTTAATCTATGTGTGCGTTGAACCCCATGTTAACGTCATACCAGGAACTGACGAAGGTGACAATTGGACACTGGGTGTTGGAACCGTTGATAAAACATTTACTGTTGACATAATTGGTGAAATTGAAAGTGCAATCGAATGGGTCAGTGATGCATTCGTTGGAAACATCAAACCCAATCAGCCAAGTAGATTATTTGTAGAAGCAAGAAGTTTATTATATGGCGGAAGAGTTTCTTATCAACTGGTTAGTGGAACACTGCCTCCAGGATTAACATTTTTATCAAATGGAATAATACAGGGCAAGGTAAGACAATTTTCAGATTCGGATAATGACGGACTCACTAGATTCTTCGACAGAGATAGTTCATTAATAGATTCAACCGGAAGCATAACATTTAACACAACGTTTGATGGCAGTTTAACCAGTTATGATAAAGAATTTAAATTTACGGTAAAGGCACAGGATGGTGCAGGATTTGCAGAAACTGAAAAAGAATTTACAATAGTTGTTGTTTCAGAAACTGAAAAAACCTTTTCAAATATTTTTGTTAAGCCACTACAGAAAAAATCAAAGAGATTGGAATGGTTTAACTTTATAACGGATGCAACAATCTTTGTTCCTGAAGACATATATAGATATGGTGATGAAAACTATGGTGTTCAGAATGAGATCAAGACGCTAATATTTGCAGGCATTGAAAGCAAGACAGCAGTTGAATATGTTCAGGCCATGAGCAGAAATCATTACAACAAAAGATTTACCCTAGGTGATGTAAAAACTGCCGTTGCCAAGGATCCAACAACACAGGAAACTGTATACGAAGTAATATATGTTGACATAGTGGATGATTTGGAAAAGAATGGTAAGAGCATTTCTGATACCGTTGAACTTGCTGATGACATAGAAAGCAAGGTGTTGGTCAGCCAGAGTAGCATTAGGGTTGATAGCGATATACCTTTTGCGAGTGATAGTGATCTGCAAAGAGTATTTCCTAACTCCGTAAAGAATATGCGTAATAGAATAAGACAACTAGGCGAAAGAGATAGAGAATTTTTACCTCTTTGGATGCGTAGCATTCAGGAAACATCGACTGTGGAACTTGGATTTGTAAAATCTTTAGTGATCTGTTACACAAACCCAGGGCGTTCGGAATCAATTTTAGCCAAAATTAGAGCAAGTAATTTTGACTTTAAAACCATAGATTTTGTTGCAGATCGATATATAATTGACGTAATCGACGGTGAAATACAGGATACATACTTGAAATTTCCGCAAGATGAAATATCAAAACAGAATGAATCGTATCCTAAAACACAGAATATATCGCAGCAGTAAAATGCGTGATAAATACATTAAATTGTAATTGGAGAGACAAAAGTGGCAAGCAACATTAATTATTTGAGTATTAATGAAAACTTTCCTGTAGCAGGACAGGACAATGATACTCAGGTATTCAGAGATAACTTTGATACCATAAAAACAAGCCTTAGAAATGCTAAGGAAGAAATAACAGACTTACAGGGCGATACAGCCAAGGTAAATGTAGATAATGATTTTGAATTGAATAAGATTCAAAGAGCATTACTTCAGAATAATAGAACACAGAAATTTGATGGTGGTGCCGTAACTGCTTCTCCCACTACAATTGATTATGAAAATGCCAACTATCAAATTTATAGACTAAGTGCTAACCTTACTATGGATTTCCTAAATTTTCCAGGAGATCCTGTTTTTGTTTCCGAAACAACTCCAATTGGAATGGGAAAAGTAACACTTGAATTATACGGTGATGGAACTAAAAGATTAATCACTTTCCAAACTTCAGGTGGAACTGTAATTAAGAAAAATGGATTTCCGGCATTAACGGAAGTCGGTGCTCATGATTTTGAAGTATCTTCAAACAGTGATCCGATCATTATTGAAGTATGGAGACACAACGAAGATAACATCTTTATTAGATACATAGGACAATTTTCATAATGTTTCATCCGTTTGAAGAGGATCTAACACAGTTAACTGACACCCAGTTAACAGAAAAAATATCCGAATTGAACAAAAAATACTTCCAAGCCAGCCGTTTAGGTAAAGGTCAACTGTTGACACAACTCCAAACATTTGTTACAATATACAGAGATGAAGTGCGTAGAAGAGCAATGCAATCGAAGTTAAATGCAAATGATGATAAGGATTTGGATCAACTAATTAATGTCGACTAATACAACACAATCAATAATAAAAGGAATTCTTAAACACGGTCCTGATATAATAGAAAACTGTGTGGTTACGGATGATTTCCAAAAATATTTGGAAAGAATAGACAAAGAATTTCTTAATTATCCAATTCCAAAAAAAGATGTGGACACGAACAATTGGTTCATGCCTGATAGTTATAAGAATTTGGACATCAAAAAATACGTGTTGGAACTCTGCAAAACCGATGAAGAAAGGCAGAGAGTTACGCATGAATTGGAAATTTACGAAAAAAGAAATTTAATTATGCTACTAAGACAAATGAAATATATAGTAGATACACTAAGAAAACATAATATTTTATGGGGTGTTGGTAGAGGATCGAGTGTGGCTAGTTACACGCTCTTTTTGATGGGGGTCCACCACATCGATAGTATTAAATACAATATACCCTTAAACGAATTCTTTAAAGGAGAAAAAAATGGCTAAAACAATTAGAAGCATGAGAGGTAAGGAAGTTGACATGGAAAAACTTAATCTTAGAAACGAAACCTTGCCTGCTGTTGGTAACATGAAAGTAAATGCACGCGGTGACGAAATTGGTCAGGGCGGTAAAATCATTAGAACCAGAGAAGAAGTTCTAAAAGATTATTACAAGCAAAACCCAAGAGCAATGGAAGAAGAACTAGTTAATAGAAATAAAAAAGGTTAATTAAACATGATCAAAGGCAAGGTAAGGGCAATACATGCCGACGTTCTGGTCTGTGGTATGCACTTTGGCGAAACCAAGACCAAGGGCGGCATCATTATCAAATCTGATGATGCAAAGGCACACGGTGTAAAACCGCGCTGGGCAAAAGTTTATGCAAAAGGTCCAGAAAATACTGATCCATACGATGTAGGCGATTGGATTCTAGTTGAGCATGGTCGCTGGACTAGAAAATTAGAAATTGAAAACGAACACGGTGAAAAGGTTGAAATTCAAAAAGTTGAATTAGAATCCATCCTAGCCTGGCAAGATGAGGAACCAGACATGGCATACTTTGCACAGGAATACGGTGACGGTGCCACTGCAACCTTTGACGCAGGCATGTTCGGTGCACAATAATTAGAAATTTTAACGCATGGAATCCGCACCCCATTATTTTTCTAACTATGGATTTATTGTTAAGGATCTTCCTAAAGAACTACTAGACAAGATCAAGCAGGAAGTTTCTGCTATACTTAACGATAATAAGAATAATAATGAAATACTAGTATCGGGACTATCTGGTAAGCCTTTTCATAATGAAGGCGGTGTTCCTATACACTACTATCTTAAGGAAAGTTATGACGACATTTCTAAATTCATACTGGAATGTGTAAAAGACTTTGAAGATGAGTTTGATTATTTTTCAACCATTAATTTACTAAACAGCGATCTCCCATTGTTTGTTGACAGACCTTGGGTTA